AAGGGGAATATCTGGGTAAGCCATAATACATCCCATACCTTTTACATAGTAATCATCAATAGCTTGCTTTAATATTATATTTCCATTGGAATTATCCCAAATCCATTCCATTATATCAGATATAACTCTAGCTGTTTTAACATCGCTATCATCTCTACCTGTAGCTTGGAATCTTGGTTTGTTAGTTGTTAGTAGAGCTTTAGCTTGTTCAACTGCATTATGTATGCAATTAACAACAACAGGAGATTGGTTCCTTGATTTTAATGTATCTATCTGTGATTTTGTCCATTGAGCACCAGCTCTAAACTCACTATCTTCAACTGCCTGTTTAGCCCACTCTGCTCTAGCTCCTGAATACTCTCGTAATAACTCTTCCGTAAGTTTTACTTCTTCATTTTTATCTGGCATGTTATTTCTTAATTAGTTAACTAAAATTGTAGTTAATATAATTAGGAGTTACACAGTCATCCAAGAATCATTTGAAAATTTACTTACAAAACTAGCATTATCGCCTTTATCTACGTCATCATCCTTATGATTTGGGGGGTAAATGTTCTTATTTGCATAAAATAATCCATCTAATAAATCATCATGTTTACCTCTAGGGTACAATAATAATTCATCTTTAAGCTCTCTCATTTCTTTTTGTATATATACTTTCTTTTGTGCAAAATAAGGTTGCAGTGTCTCAAGTCTGGATGATTTGGAATTACGAGGTCTTTCTTTAATTTCCAACCCAGATATAAAGATATTCTCTTCATCACATCTCTTTTTAACATATTCTCTCAACATTTCCTGATAACCAACTGATTCTATTCTAGTTTTAGCTGGTTTGTATATTTTGAACTGATTTATAATAGATTCAGCTAGATTCATGGGAGTAGCTCTCTTTTGATAATATGGTAATACAAATCTATTTCCATTGTTATCAATAGCTAATGAAACGATAGTACTATAATCTGCTGTTTGTGCAGTAGAGGATGCTGGATCTACTCCCATAAATACATTAACTGCTCTAATCTCTGTTTTGGGTTCATCATTTAAAGTAGTTAATTCTAAATAAGCTCTATTTTCTCTATGTATTAATTTTCCTTCATAATATTGAATATATTCATCTTTAAACAATTGGTCTTCATCTCCAACTATTTCACATAAATATTCTCTATAAAACACACTAACACGACCAATTGACTCTAATTCTTTCTTTTTTTGCTGTAATTTCTTTATTGGCTGCCATTCTTCCCATAATGCAATATTTTCATCTAAATTTGGTTTGAACAGGAAGTTTTTCCACCCTGTCATCTCTTTTAGAGTTTCAACCATACATCTTTGATGAATAGGAGTTCCAATAATAGCAATTCTGCCTTTCCTTGGATCTAATGATGGTATAGCCGATTGTAATAACCATCTTAGATTCCCTTCCATAGCTTCAGATGTCTTAGTATTATTTTCATCTTCTGGATCATCTACTACGATTAATGTAGGTCTTTGGTTACCATGCTTGATACCACGCAACTGCTGTCCAGTACCTTTACATATAATCATACTACCATCTTTAAGCTGTACCTCTGTTTTAGCCCATGATTTAGCCGAATTCATGCCCCAGTAGCCAAATAACTGTCTAAATTGTGGAGAAAAGTCTAAAACATCCTTAATTGTACCTAATAATTTAACTGCATGGTCTTGTGTACGAGATACAAGCACAATTAACTTAGGTCCTTTATCAAACATTACATGATATAACGGATATACACCACCAACTATAGATGACTTAGCATGTCCCCTGGGAGCTATGATATTTATCTGTTTTTCCGATCTATCTAGTAATGTTTCAGCTATTTCATAGTGAAATTTAGGAGAATCCACAGAAAACATATTAGGCATTACAACTTTGCCAAATAATATCATATTTTCTTTTAAACTACTGAGTATCTTCTGGTTCTTCAATTTTTCTTTCTAATTTAAGCTTTTTATCTTCTGCTTCTATTTGTTCTGTTATCTTACTACTAAAATCAAGCTCAACTGTATCTGTAGTAACTACTTTACCAGGTTTCATTTGCAATAGATCCATAAAACTATCAGTAACTTTTAAGAAATTAGATATATCACCCTTATTTCTTGCTATTTCTAATGCCTCTAACTGCAAATCAACTACTTGTTCTTGGGTAATACCTTTATCAATAAGTATTTCCTTTAGTTTCTTTTCAACCATTTCTACTATCCTTTGTTTTTTAAATAATCTCCTAGCTGTTGCTGCTGGAATCTTCTGATCTGGTCTATATATCCTTCCGATCATGTCCCAATCAGGCTTATTTCCCTGAATTATGTCTGCTACATAAGCATTTACTGCGTTATTTGCTCTTGTAGTCCTAGCTTCCTTATCTTCCCACCTTGTAGGCTTAACATGTGAGTATATTCCAGCCTCTTTATTAGGCTCATACATAAACTTACTGTTAGCTGTAACCCATTGTACTCCATGAGCACACTTTACAAACGTCTTAGTTCTACCTTTCTTATCAGTATATTCATTTCTAGATAAACAAACACCTACATATCCATCGTTTGACATTGCATAATCACCTTTATTGGCTTTATTCCAATGAATATAACTCAATCCTTCACTATCTGCCTCATCCTTAGTATATACACTAAATGTTTTAACTGATCCATTGATTCTTCTTTTTATAATATCCATAATAACTCCTAATAAAAGAATAAAAACATAATTACCATAACTAATTTATCTATTAGCCATAATGCAATTAATAATGTTAATTTGTTATCTACTTTAATATACTACTCCTACTCCCTATACAAACGTAATGTAATCAAACATTACGTTTGTAGTATGTTTACACTACTCTACTTTCCACGTATACTACTATATACTCCTACTTAATCCGTACTCTCCTCATAATCATCTGGGTTAATTTTATCTAACCTCTGTTTAATCATCCTAACTGCTATTGCTCTTTCTGCCTCCATAGCCTGCATGTACTCATCAAAGTTTAGATCTTCTGGTAAATCATCCAAGAATTGACCTGAGAACACATCAAATACTATTAATTTCTCTTTCTTTGCCATAAAATAATATACAAAAGGAGAGTGCTACTTTCAAAATTATATTTAGAGTGAGTGTGAAAGAGATGAGTTAAACCCATACCCCCTGAATGTAGGGTTGGTGGGGTTCGATTAGGTTGAGTTGAGTTGGTTCAATTGAACTTAGTCACTCAACCCAAGTCTTCCCCACCAATAGGTGTGCCCCCACCCTCTGTCCTTCATCCTCAGATCTTCCCCCTTATCGTGTGAGCTATCGATACATGTGCACACGATAACCCTGAAGATTCGATGATGAGATGGTCAGAGAGGGATTAACTCATTCCCCTTAGATAGGTTGAAATCAGCTATGTTATTGATAAAACCATACACACTCTTACGAGTGCTCTTGTTTTATGTTGTGTTAATTTCGTGGAGGTTGTTATGTTATTTAAATTGCGGTTGATTTGGCGTTATCGCCACATGCCTTGGACTTGGCGTCCTATCTTGGTTTGTCTTTATTCGGAACCACTTCATTTTCATCACGATGGATGTCCTGCTTGTTGGGACTAAGTCGTTCCTCATAAAGAGCATATTACTTGTTGGTATGCTCTTTTTTTATGTTAACTTAATTAAATGAGGATAAATCATGAAATTGTTAAACAAACTTGCTTACGGATTAGGTCATTTTACTACAAAAGTGCCTAAATTATCTACCAAACCATTCAAATCTATTTATAGTCATTTTAAGGAAGGTAGGGTAGATGGCAAAGCAAGAAAACAATCTAACATGAATAGTTAGATAATTAAGAGCATACTACTTGTTAGTGTGCTCTTTTTTTATGTTAAGCTAAATAATAAAGGAATATAACAATGAAACCTTGTGAAATTCATAATATTAGATGTGAAATATCTGCATTAAAAGAAATACTAAAAGTTAATCCCAATAATACTGATTTAATGGAGCAAATGAGTGGTCTTTATAATCAACTCGATGCAATACAGGATTTCGAGGAATATAGAGAAGAATATGTAGATCCATTTCAAGTGTTATTTGATAAAGGTAGAATGACTGATAGATATTAATAAATAAGAGCATACTTTCATTAGTGTGCTCTTTTTTTATGAATTAACAAAAGGAATAGCATGAAAAACATACTTTCACACCTTAAAAACTTTTACCATAACGACCAAGACTTTCTTAAACTTCTTGACACACTTGCTCAACTGCAAGACGACAGGAAACTTGCAGAACTTCTTGGAAAGAAAGAAAGGGAATTAAAGAGTAAGCTTTAAATAGCTTGCTCTTTTTTTATGTTAACTACAATAAAAATAGAAAGCTAATACTATGCAAAAAGATAACTGCATTAATTGCAATAAATCATATCATAAAAATAAGCTATTCTATTGCAGATTTAATATGTATCCATTATGTAAAATCTGCTTTGAACATCCTTCCAACACTAATAAAACTATTTATTATCCTAATTATTACTATCCTAATATCTAAATAATAAGAGCATACTTTCATTAGTGTGCTCTTTTTTTATGTTATTGACATTAAAATGGAGGACAATAAATGGAAAAAGAACATTTATATTGCCTATGTTGTGCAGACGCTATTGAATCACTTGAAGAAAATCCTCGTGAGGTTTGTAGTGAATGTGAATCAGTAGGATTTTAAATATAAAAAGAGTAAGCTACTTATTAGTTTGCTCTTTTTTTATGTTATATTAATAAAATATGAGGATATTATGGAAAAAACGACAAATACCTTTAAGCACATAAAAACTATCGTAAATGATTATTTATATGATTTGTGGTATAGTGAAAATGCTAATTC